TAAAAATATCAGGAAACAAGGATATAATGGAAGCCTTGTAATCCTAATTTCCTATGATGCCCAGATGGAACTTGAACTTGCTATGGCTGGTAAATTAACAGCGCAGACTTTTGTAGCTGGTGGTTTTAATACAAAAGTAAATACTATTGATGGTGTTCCAATGATTCCGGTACCAGATAATAGAATGTATACTGCTATTCAGTTATACGATGGTAAAACTGCTGGGCAGGAAGTTGGTGGATACATAAAAGGATCAACCGCAAGCGAGATTAACTTTGTTATCCTTCCTATCGCTGTGCCTATTGCTGTGTCTAAACAGGACGACTTAAGAATCTTTGACCCAACAGTTAATCAAAGTTTCAGCGGTTGGTCTATGGATTACCGTAGATATCATGAATTATGGGTTAAGAAAAAACAGGAATCATCTATCTGGTTAAACACAAAATAAGGAGGTGCCATATGGCAAGAATTAAAAAGGACAATATTGAAAGAGTAGTTGATGATACTGCAAAGGACAAGTATATTTCAGATGGATGGGAAGAGGTTAAAGTAGAGTTAAAGACTTTGAAAATTGACAAATTAAGAGCTTTAGCCACTTCAAAAGATATTCAGTTTGATCCAGAAATCAAGAAAGAAGATTTACTTAAATTATTAGAGGGTGCCGAATAAGGTACTCTCTTTTATTTAGAAGGAGGTATGGCATGACTCAAATTGAAAAGCTAAAGGTAAGAATATCAGGTGTAGATGATACGCTACTTGAGCAACTATTAGAGGATTCACAGGAAGAAATCCTAGATTATTGTAATAGAGACGTCCTATTGACGAAAATGGAAGGCCTACAAAGAGAACTTGCCATTATATATTACAACCGAAGAGGTTCTGAAGGTGAATCATCCAGGAGTGAAGGCGGCGTATCTGTTTCTTATTCAACGGAGATACCCGAAAGTATTAAATCAAGGCTGAACGCATACAGGCGATTAAAGGTGGTGGGTATAGCGAATGCGGTTGAAAAATAGAAAGACTTATTATCTTAAAACTAAAAGTGTAATAACCGATGGGGAAGGTGGTAAGTATCCAGGATATTCAGTAACACCAGTTGAGATTAAGGCCAATATATTCCCTGCAGGTGGAAAGCTACAAGCTGAAATATACGGGGAACGATTAAATTACATTCTCAATATGCTCTATGATGATCCATATATCACAGAAGTTAGAGACAAGGTTCTTTATTATATTTCACAGAATAGTAAGGTAGAGTTCTGCGAAGGTGGAGGCATTTGCGTATATGTATCTTCTAGCAGTGAACCGGATTATAAAATAATATCGATTAAGCCATATGGCCATTTAGTATTGGAACTAGAAAAAATATGAGTAAAATAATTGGGATTATGGGTTTAGTTTCTAAATTGAATTCTTTAGGCGGAACAGCAGAAGGTGTACTTTTAAAGTCTATAGAATATTGTGGAAAATTTGTTGAAGATGATGCAAAACTTAATTGCCCGGTTGATATGGGAGATTTGGTACAGAGCATTCAGCATGAAACAAAAGTAGTAGGTGATTCTATTAGAAGTACGATATATACAAATAGTGATCATGGGGCATATGTAGAATTTGGGACTGGCCAACGAGGAGAAGGCACCTATGAGAACAGCAAGGTATCGCTAGCGTACAATCAGGATTGGGTCGGTATGCCAGCACAACCTTATTTATACCCAGCGCTAAAAGATAATGAGGCACAATTAAAAGCATATATTGCTAATCAACTCAGGGAAGAGATTAAGAGAGTGGTAGGAAAATGATCAATGTAAAAGATGAAGTATATGGAGCTATCAAAGATATATCGGAAAATGTAAGTGACAGTTATCCCGCTGATTGGGCAACGCTTCCTGCTATTCAGTACGTCGAAGAGGATAACAAAGTTGTTGAACATACAGATGGCAAAGAAGAAAAAGCCTATGTTAGATACAAAATCGACATATGGAACAACAGAAGTACTTCTGATACAGCCATTGCAGTAGATGCGGGTATTGCCGCTCTAGGTTTAAAAAGAATTGCTTGCGGTGATGTACCAGATGCAAGTGGACTAAAACACAAATTAATGAGGTACGAAGGTATTATCGACGTTAATACAAAATTCGTATACCACAACAATTAAGGAAGAAGGTAAAAAATATGTTAGCTAATGGTATTAAATTAGGATTTAAGACAGATGGAGCTGCATCAGTTTATACAAATCTCACAGGACTTAAAGAAGTCCCTGAGATGGGAAATTCAAAAGAAAAAGTTGAAAATACATCGCTTGCAGATCAGACAAAGCAGTATGAATTTGGAATCGGTGATTACGGAGATTTGGCTTATAAATTTAAGTATGAAAATGAAAAAACCACATCTCCATATAGAGTACTGAGAGGATATGAAAAATTAAATACAGTACTTTATTTCGAGGAAGAATTTCCGGATGGAACAAAGTTTGCTTTTCAAGCACAAGTAGCAACGAAGCTTGGAGGAGCAGGAGTTAATGGAGTAATTGACTTTACATTAACTATGGCGCTTCAGTCAGATATAGAAGTAACAGATCCAACAGCTTAAATAAAAGAAAGTAGGTAGATATATGTCAGATACAATTAAGATGCCCTTTGCTATTTGGAAAATTGGCGAAGAAGAATTTAAACTAAAATTAACAACATCAGAAATCGTAAGACTTGAAGGTAAGTATAAAGCAAATCTAATGAGTTTAATGATGGCTAATGATGCAAGTGGTATCCCAACACTTAACGTCATGATTGATATAACACATGGAGCGCTTCAAAAATTTCATCACGGACTGACAGTTAAGGATGTAATGGATATGTTTGACGATTATTGTGAAGAAGGTGGAAATCAAACTGTGTTTGTTACTGATGTGCTGCTAACCGTTTACCAGGTAAGCGGTTTTTTCTCCCCAGCAGAGGAGGCAAAGAAAGTAGCCCCTCGGAAGAAAAAAGTGAATTTAACACAGTAACAGAAATGATTGAAGGGCTTTATCCAAAGGCATTAGATGCCGGGATAGGCCCTTTTATGTTTTGGGATTATTCGGTAGCTGAGATAATAGACCTTTTAGAAAGTTGCAATAGGAACCAAACAAATAAAAGTAAAGAAACAATTCGTATGTATGATTTTCTAGCAATGCGAACTGCAGAATATGTAGGATCATCATTTAGTGAAGATTCAACTGTCTCTTCGCTGTGGGAGTACTTTCCCACCTTGTTTAAATCGGAAGAAGCTGAAGTTAAACAAATTGAAATTGATAGACAACTTGAGCTGAATAAGGAAGATTTGAGAGCTTTCGCTAATTTTACAAACAAACGGTTCAGAAAGGACGGAGGTGAATAGATGAGTGCAGTAACAATAGAAGAACTGCAGGTTATTATTGAGGCACAGACAAGTGGATTTAAAAAAGAAATTGCCGGCGTTAAGAGTCAAATGCAAGGCATGACCAATAGTGTAAATGACCAAACAAGTAAAGTGAAATCGGCATTTAGTGGCATAGGAAAAGTAGTAGCTACTGCATTTGCTGCAACCGCGGTTGTAAAATTTGGGGCGAGTTGTATAAAACTAGGATCTGACTTAACTGAGGTTCAGAATGTTGTAGACACAGCATTTGGAAGTATGTCTTATAAAATGGAAAACTTCGCAGATACATCGATTCAGACTTTTGGATTATCTGAACTGACCGCAAAACAAATGGGAAGTACTTATATGGCGATGGCTAAAGGAATGGGACAGGCGTCGGATATAGCATCAAGCATGGCTACAACTTTAACGGGTAGATTGGGCGATGTAATGTCATTCTATAATAAATCGGCATTAGAAGCAGATACAATTGGTAAGGCGATTTACACAGGCGAAACTGAACCTTTAAAAGCAATTGGTGTTGTTATGACTCAAAATAGTCTAAAGGCATTTGCTATGGCCAATGGATTTAGCAAGGCATACGATGAAATGAGTTCCGGCGAACAGTTACTTGTAAGACAGCAGTATTTTCTGGAAAAGACTTCGCTTGCAGCTGGAGATTTTGCAAAGACATCAGGCTCATGGGCTAATCAAACAAGAATATTGTCAGAACAATTCAACGTACTAAAGACATCAATTGGTCAAGGATTAATTAATGCTTTTACTCCTGCTATTCATGTGATCAATACCTTGTTAGCAAGAGCTCAGGTAATGGCAAGTTATTTTAAGAGTTTTACAACATCCTTGTTTGGGAATGCGAATTCAAGTTCAAGTGCAGTTTCAGATGCAGAAAGTATAGCAAATTCTATGCAAGATACTGCGACGGCTGCTAGTGCTACAAATAACTCACTTTTAGGATTTGATCAAATAACAAAGCTTGGAGATAGTACAAGCGATACTGGTAGCACAAACAGTGCAACAAATACAGATGGTAGCTCTGGGTTACTGGACAATATGGCGTCCAGCACTGACAAATCAGCTACTAAGATAGCTGAGGCAATACAAAGGATCAGAGACGTAACAGAACCAACAAGAGTCGCACTTAAAAACCTGTGGGATGATGGGTTATCTAAGTTTGGCAATTTTATTGCAACAGGATGTATGGACTTTTATGAAGAGTTCTTGAAACCTCTCGGGAAGTGGACTTTAGGGAAAGGGCTGCCGGAGTTAGCCGATACAACAAACGACTTTCTAACAGATATTAATTGGGATAAATTAAATAGTAATCTTAAAAAATTTGAGAAAGCCATTGAACCTTTTGCTGAAGGCGTAGGGCAAGGAATGCTGAACTTTTTTAAAACGTTAGTTAGTATTGGAAGTGCAACAATCAATATAATTAGTGGTGCAATCGGTTTTTTTGGAGATAGTCTTGATGCATTGCCAGCTTCTAGCTTAGAATTTTTAGGGGAGAGGCTTGGTGAAATAATAGGAGCCTTCTTATTATTCAAAACAGCTATGGGGGTTGCCAGTACGATCACAGCAATAAGCACTTCATTTGGTGGATTTATGGCCGTGATTTCAGCTCATCCATATATAGTTTTAGCTGCAGGTATAATTGCATTAATGTCTGCTTTGCAATCATTAACCCGTGAAAAAGACAGTATCGATATATTAAGCGATATAAATGATACATTTAATAGTACAATTACTAGCGGTCAAGCAGAATCAAAAGTTATGAATGATTTAGCTACCGAATATTACAACTTAGCTGGAAAAGCTGAATTATCGAATGATGAAAGAGCAAGAGCAAAAGTTATTGCAAAAGAATTAATCGATGCTTACCCAGATCTTAAACAATATTACAATGATAGTTCTGGTCTGTTAGTAACGGAGAAGGATAATATCACAAAAGTTATTGATGAAAAGCTAAAAGAAATAAAAATAAAAGCATACGAAGGAAAATTAATTGAACTTGAACAAAAGAAAATAGACATTGCTGATCAATTGGCAGATGCGCAAAAGAAACAGGCCGAATTAGCAAAAAAAAGTGCCTACTATATTCAACAATCCTCAGCTCCAGTAAAAGATTTAGGTTATTTAACTGATATGTTAACTGGACAAGTTGCAAAAAATACATTTGCATTTAATGATGCAAATAAAGAGGTTGTAAGTTATCAGCAACAATTAAGGGATATAGATGGTGAATTAACAACAACAAAGGCTACTTTTGGAGACCTATCAAGCGGAGTAGATAATTCTGCTACAACTATTACTAATGCCGGAAACACTACTGTGCAAGCGACTAGCAACATGACAACTAGTGCATCAAATATGGCAAGTGGTGTAAGCAGTTCAATGAATGGTGCAAGCGCGTCTTTTGGAGATATGGCATCTAAGGCTAGCGGTTCATCTATAATCGTTAGAGATGCTTTTGCTGAGGTTGCTTCATCATTAGCCATAGCAGGATTTAACGCAAAAACTTCATTTTTAAATAATCTTGACCCTAACGGAATCGGAGCGAAAGCATACGATGTTGTTGGTGGAATCAAATCTGCATTTAATAACCTTGATTTATCATCATATGGAGTAAAAGCTGGTGATACATTTATTGAGAGTTTAGGTCAAAAGTTAGCTGGAACTGAATTCCAAATGGGCATGAATCCAAATATGAATACTGGAAATGTCGCATTAACGATTTCAAGGATTAAAAAATATGCAAATGGTGGATTCCCTGGGGTCGGCGAAATCTTTATGGGAAATGAAAATGGTATTGAAATGATGGGCAAGCATGGAAATAGAAACGTAGTTGCAAACAATGACCAAATTACAACAGGTATCGCTAGTGCGGTTAGAGAAGCTATCGTTCCATTATTTATGGCAATGGGTAGCAAAGGAAAGAATCAAGCCCCAGTTGTTGAATTTACGTGGGTTACAGATAATGAAACTATGTATCAGAAGTTTTCTACTGGAAAACAGACAGCAGACAATAGATATAAAGTTGTTGGAACAATTTAAAAAGGTGGTGTGCTTATAATATGAACGATATGATTAAAGTTGACGGTGTTGCAATAAAGACACCGTCTGTTTCAACGTGGGGATTACGAGATATTTCTGATACGGATAGTGGACGAACTCTTGATATTCTGATGCATAAAAATAGAATTGGACAGAAAAGAGTAATTTCCTATGCGTGGAATATGCCAACAAAGGCAGAGACGGCGACGATTTTGCAAGCGTTCAATCCCGAATATATAAATCTTACATATCCTGACGCAATGAGTGGAGAAGATGAAACCAGAGTATTTTACGTTGGAGATAGAAGTGCGCCAGTTCAGATGTGGTCAATTGATAAAAAAAATTATACGTCGGTATCATTTGATGTGATCGAGAGGTAGTAAATATGATCAATGTAAGCAAGGCTTTTAAATTACTACTTACGAACGATAAGCGAAATTATAAATTAAAACTAAAGATAACGCTAGCTGATAATACGGTTCTACCCGACATTACCGAGAAAGATATTTGGGCAAGCTCATTCAAAATTTCAGATGCCACAAGTGGAATGAGTTCGTTTGATGTTGGTTCTGCAATCATTAATAAACTGAATTTTGCAATCAATAATATTTACAATACATATTCTACTTATGATTTCAACGGTGCAAAAGCCGTGTGCCAAGTAGGATTAACCCTTCCAGATACAACGACTGAATACATAAACAAAGGCAAATTCACTGTATATGAACAGCCAAGTTATAATGGCTCGCTAATCAGTTTCATTTGTTATGACAATATGTATAGATTTGATAAACTTATTGCTTCAATAAGTGGAATTACAAACGTAGAAGTCGTTGCAAATATATGCATTGCTGTTGGTGTTATTTTAAATACTTCACAATTTGATGGCTATGATTTACCGTTTACAATGCCTACAAATATAACCAAAATGACATATAGACAATTATTATCATATATCTGTATGCTTACTGGAAATTTCGCGAGAATTAATGTTGATGGAACATTGGAAATTAAGTGGTACGATACTGATTTCTATAATTCAGAAATTCACTTAGATGGCGGTACATTCAAAACAACGACAACGCCATATAGCGATGGTGATAATGCTGATGGTGGTAATTTTACGGACTATACAAGCGGTGATAATATTGATGGCGGAACATTTACTGCGCTTGGAAGTTTCCATCATTTATATTCCTTGAGTAGCCAATCGTTTAGTACTGACGATGTAATTATAACAGGAATTAAAATTATAGATAGCGATCAAGTAGAATACATAATTGGAACTTCTGATTATATGATTTCTATAGAAAACAATCCGTTAGTTACAGCTGAAAATTTACAAACTTATCTCACGTTTCTTGGTAATAAAATTATCGGAATGCGATTTAGAAAATTCAGTGTAAGTTGTCTTTCTGACCCAACAATTGAAGCGGGTGACAACGCAAAAATTAGTGATAATAAAGGTAATGTCTATCTTTCATTTATCAATAGCAACGTTTTTACGATTGGAAATTATCAGTCAGTTTCTTGCAATGCTGAAAGTCCATTGCAGAACAGCTCTGAAAAATTATCAGTAGAAACGCAGAACCTTGTTAATTCAAGGAAGGTAGCCGACAAGCAGATAAGTACTTATGATTTATATGTTCAGCAGCTGACTACTCTTATCGCTAATGGCTATGGAATGTTCCCTACGCCAGTAATTGATGAAAATGGTGGAGTTATAACGTATTTACATGATAAGCCCGTTATGGACGAATCTAGCGTTAGATGGTTTACAAATTCGGAAGGTATGGTCGAGGAAAATAGAGTTAATGGCGTTTGGGTTTTGGTTTCAGGGACGGATAAATATGGTAATGCACTTTATAAGGTATTAACGGCTAGAAGAATTATAGCTGACTTAATTCAAGGTGGAACCCTTACACTTGGCGGAAATAATAATGGTAACGGAATATTTAGTCTTTTAAATGCAAACGGTGTCCCTCTGATCACAATGACTAAAGACGGATTTGTTCTTGATTTTGTCGATAGCTATGGAGAAACAAAGATAATAATGGGTTCAACTGGCCTTACAGCTCAACAAAAAACTGCTGAAAGCGGAGGCTTCGTTACCTTATTTCATATAGGAGTATTAGTCAACTCCATGAGCGGAGCAAAGGGGACTTGGTGCGGAACGCTACTTCCTAGCGTGATTGGAGATGTAAAGAGTCAGGATTATTGGAATTTTTCTACTGGTGATGTGGAAATAGGTAGAAATTTTCATGTTAATGGAATTAAGAGTAGAATAATTAAAACAAAAAATTATAATAAAGTATTACAATATTGCATAGAAAGTACAAGCCCAATGTTTGAAGATATGGGAAACGCTACTCTTGATAATGGAGGATTATGTTATATAGATATCGAAAGTGTATTCTCAGAAACTGTAGATTTAAATACTGATTATTATATTCAATTGACAAAATATGGACAAGGAGAACTTTGGGTAGATGAAATAAATCAAGATTATTTCATAATAAAAGGAACTCCAAATTTGAAGTTTAGTTGGAGTTTAAAAGTTAAACAGTTAGGTTATTCAAATGAAAGACTGGATCAGTTTGATACAGTAGAGGAAACTAATAATGATGATATTGATTATGAATATTTAGCAATTCAATATTTAGAAGAGTATGAAAAGGAGATAATAGAATAATGGCAAAAACAATAACAAGTTTCACAAGTCACGAAACAGCAGAGGGTACAAGATTAAGTGCTACATACAGCGTGATAAATGAGGATACTGGAGCAATTACAACTTCTAATGAAAGATTTAATGTAGTATTATTAAAAACTAATCCACTACAAGAAAATATTAATACAATAACAAATTACTTAAGTGGTAAAATACCTGGATAATAAATGAAGAAAACCCAAGACGATTTAACATCTTAGGTTTTCTTTATTTATTGTTTTACTATATATGGGATTTTATTATTTATTGAATATTGTGTAACATATGAATTATTAGCAATTATAAGTGTTGGTCTTAAGTATTCTCCATTTTCTTTACCACAACTAAAAATTGAACTATCATCTTCGATGGAATTTAAACTATTTGGAATATTTATAGATTTTAAACTTTTACAATTCATAAATGCTCCATGTTTAATAGTTGTTAATGTTGATGGTAGAGTAACAGATGATAAATTAGTGGAAGATCTACAAACACAAGCACCAATATACGTTAATCCTTCGGGAAATGTGATTGAAGTCAAGGTTATATTGAGTGAAAACACACCATTCAAATCATCTGCGATTCCGGTAACTCTATATCCGTCAATATAACTTGGAATAACTAAATTACTTTCACTACCTTGGTATCCAGTAATATAAATATTATCGCCGCCGCCTACCATATTATAGGTAAAATATTTAGCATTTGCTGTATTGGCTGGTTTAGCAACTGTTGTAGGTTCTTGCGTTACTACTTCAGCAACTAATGCCTTAACAACAGCTTGAGTAGGTGCTTGAGTCACCGCTTGCGTTTCAACTATAGTAGGAACAATGGTTGTTGGTGCAACAGTCGGAGCGATGGTTTGTGCGATAGTTATAGCTTCGGTTGTCGGTTCAATAATTACATTTTCAATAGCAACATCATTTGCCACGGTCGTTGTCGGTTCTTCACTTTTATTATTACTGATAACATTCCCCGCAAATGCGGTTATGCTAGTAATTAATACAAGAATAACGACCAACCCTAGTACATTATTTTTAATTAAATTCAATACTTTTTTCATATTTTACATCCCCCCTGAGATATGAATTAACAATATTTACAAAATCAACATAGCACTTTAGGTGAATATATGCAATATGTATTTTTAAGTACTAAAAATTATGCAAGAAATGAGGTAAGCAAATGTCAATACGACAAAGAGGTGGCTATGTAGCCGATTTAGAAGAATCAAAATTAGTCGCAAGGGAAATAGTGTCACCGTTTGATGGACCGCCAAGAGTATGTCAATCTCCAGGAGTTGTGAAAACACTTTTAACAAGCGAAGATGCGAATGATATTATTGCCTTGGCAGAAGAAATGCAGACGCAATTGGACAACTTGAATGCTTTAATCATATCAAAAACTGCTTTGAATGATTCAGTTACAAGCACTACGCAAGGGTGGTCTAGTGATAAGATAACTAAATTTGCGACGAATACGAATACCGTAGCATTTATAGAAGCGACCACGTTAGCGAACATAGCAACAACGGAAACTCATGCAACTATGTTTGGGAAAATCAAAAAGTTCTTTACATTTATCGGTACCACTGCTTTGCAAACTACAGCGCAGACGATAAGTGGAGCAATCGGAGAGCTTAGAACTATTATCGGGTGGTTTAGGAGTAATTTTGCACCAACATATTCAGCTAGTTCTACATATGCAGTTGGCAAGTATGTAATATACGCAGATTCTCTATACAAGTGTATTACAGCCATTACGGTAGCAGAAGCTTGGAATGTTGCGAAATGGAGTGCTAGAAGTGTAGGGGCGGAACTAGAGACGGCGAATGGTAATATTACTACTATAAATACTAATTTAGAGTCATCTATATCAGTATCAACTAGCGAACATGTAGTTGGTAAGTGGATTGATGGGAAACCACTTTATAGAAAAACATATGATATTGGAGCATTACCTAACGCAACTGATAAATTTACGGCTCATGGTATTTCTAACCTTAAGATTATAGCTAGAATTTATGGATCAGCGACAACTAATGATGGGTATTCTATTCCGTTGCCATATTCGAACAGTGTTAAGGTAAGTACAAGCCCAACCAATATTACTATAACAACAATTAACAATGAATCGGCGTACATGAGAAGTTATGTCACGCTGGAATATACTAAAACTACTGATTAAATTACTAATTTTATACTGCTGATATATAGCTCCCATTTATTACGTAAGTTCCAGTCGGTAATGCATTTGTAGTATATATCATCGTGGTATCAATATAAATCCCAGTAACAATTGTTCCGTTGGCATTTCTGCACTCAAATGTAGAGCCTGGTGCGATAGATGCTAGTAGACCGTTTAGTAATATTGCATATGAGATTGTTGTGGCAACAACTGTAAATTTGACTGTTACTGTTATTTGTCTTCCTATTTTTACATATCCACCACTTATGGTAGTTGTATTTGAAGATGGAGCCGTAACCGCATTCACTGTTGATAATGCGGTATTTATTGTAGCTAAATTTGTATTTAAATCATAAACTAAAATTAAATCAATCATCAGGCCATCCAGTGGGGTGGCTTTTTTGATACAGAAACTAAAGAAAGAGAGGAAAGATATGTATGTAAATATAAACACGGTGATTTCGCTAGCAGCGCTTCTTACAGCAATCTTTGCATTATTAAAGTATTATAACAAAGCGTTTACATGGGTAAAGAAACAAGATTGTCAAGATAAGGATATTCAAGGAATTAAAAAAGAAATGACACTAATTTGTTATTGCATGAGCGCTACGTTGGATGGACTCATGCAGCTTAATTGTAATCACAGCGTTCCAACGGCCAAAGATAAGTTAGATAAATATATTAATCAAAAAGCACACGATCAAGAAGAATAGTAAAAATAACAGCAAATAAAATTAGACCGACCATTAAATGGTAGGAAAAGAAAAGGACGGTAATTAATTATGGAATTTTTAATATCAAATTTAGCAATAATCATCACAATAATTGGAGGATTAGTATTTTTGACATCACTAATCACTCAAGTAACAAAAGGGATTAATCTTTTAAATAAAATACCTACGGCATTACAAGTGCTGGCTACTAGTATTTTATTATCAATTTTAACGGTAGTAATATACATTCAGACGCAGAGAGCAGCGTTCTTATGGTACTACATAGTCGGGGCAATTTTACTTGGATTTATAGTAGCCTTTATATCGACATATGGTTGGGACCAATTATATGAGCTGTGGAATAGATCAAATAATAAAGCAAAAACAAATATAACAACGGATCAAACAACAAATCAAACAAAAGAAAATGAGGTAAAATAATTATGAGAATAGTGGTAATCGATTCAAGCTATGATTCAATGCTAAATATTGATTATAACGAAGCTAAAGAATCAGGTGTTATGGGTGTGATATTACATGCAGGATACGGTTCAGATGAATCACAAATCAATGAAGCATTTAGACCAGCATATGAAAGAGCTATTGCAGCAGGATTATATGTAGGTGCATATTGGATGAATTACTTCAGAACTGCAGAGGACGCTGTAACCGAAGCAGATGTATTTAGCCAAGCAATTAAAGGTTGTAATTTACAGTTAGGTATATATGCTGACTATGAAGAAGATACCATTAATTATATGGATAGAAGCGGAGGAAGCAAATTAGACTTCACTTCAAGAATAATTACATTTATGGAAAGGCTTATTGAATTAGGGCACTCTAAAGTAAGATTCTATTCAAACACAAATTGTTTTAATGGTGCCAATGGTGCGGAAGGATTAGATGCAAAAAGACTTTTTACATATGGATTTTGGCATGCACATTACAATGGGGACGAAGAAACTCGGGAAATCGAATTTAATGGACTTGCAGTCGTAGGACATCAATTTGCTAATAATGATATGAAACCTGAATGGATTAAGGGATGTCCAAACATTGATGTTTCTATTTTTAACCTTGATGATATTAATGTGAGTGAAACAGCAGAAGAACAAAATATACAGCGGGAAGAACAAACAGTCACAGAGGAATACGAACCTGGAGAAGAAGTTAAGGTATTAAAAGCGGAACAATATAGCGGAGGAAGTTTTACAACTTACCATGATACATACCAAATAATCGAGTGCAAGGGTGATAGAGCAGTAATTGGAGTCAATGGACAAGTGACAGCAGCAATTAATATTTCCAACATCGTTAGAACAGATGGAGGTCAACAAATAGTAGAACAGCCACAATCGAAACAAAGTCTTTCGATAGGATCAACGGTAAAAGTACTAAATGCTGAACAGTATACTGGAGGTTCATTTGCTGTTTACTTTGATACTTATACTCTTATGGAGCTTAATGGAGACAGAGCAGTAATTGGAATAGATGGACAAGCTACAACTGCAATTAATATTTGTAATATAGAATTAGCATAACATCTAAATAACAATAGAAAAGCCTAGCCAACTATTAATTAGTGACTAGGCTTCTTACGTTATTGATATTATTTAGTAATTAATCATATATCGGATCAATTTTCCAATTACCATTTCCACATTCTATAACAAATAATACATAATCATCTCTATGGTTTAAATATACTGTTTCAGATATTTTCCCAGAACTAGAAGATGTATTTACAAGTAATTTATATTCTCCATTCCCATAGTATCCCTTGACAGAAAAATACCCAGTCGTATTAGCGGTTATTCTATAAGTATTTGATGTAGAAATACAAACTGGGGTTACAAAATCATTATTACCACTAAATTTATCCGTTGAAGACGTACCTACCTTGTATATATCTAAATTCCAATCGCCACTTGAAGTTATCTTAAACTTATATGTTTTGTCTGGAAGTAACAAAGTCCTTTTGCTAGTTAATAAATCTATATCATAATTACTATTGTAAGATGTTATATTAAATGGGCCATTCCCATTATCTTCTGATTTTAAGTATGAATATTCAGTTATTTTTACATCGCTTACGGTTTTATCTCCATTACCATTATATTGGTATGTTGGCTTATAATATGCAACATCTTTGAGAATGGTTGATGGGATATATGACTTTTTAGTTTCACCTATAGAATTATTTAAGCTTTCAGAGATATTAGAACTTGCACATCCACAAATCAAAAAACTAATTCCTATAATAAATATCAATATCTTTTTCATTCCCTTTTCCCTCTTTTCCCTTAGTATAAATCTTGATTTTATAATACCATATTTCACCAAAATATCAAATAATTTCTTACCTATTCATAATATGGAAACTGAACCACTACTATCCACTATCCAAAGTCATATTCTATATAATAAAATAATTTTATGATAACAATAAACTCGAACACAATACGCCGAGAGCGAAACCTAATACTAGAAGATTTAGTCAAGCTAACTAAATTAAGCAGAGTAACTTTAAATAATATAGAGAACTCAAGAAATTCACCAACATTGCGACAATTAGAAACTATCGCAGATGCCCTTGAAATTGATTTCTACGACCTTTTCAGTGTTAAATAAATTTATATTGCAAAACAAGCCCCTTGAGCCAATACTCTTGGGGCTTGTTTTAAATTAACAGTTTAATGACAATAGACATAGTGGGTCATACACCTATGGGCCCCCGATGGCAGTTGCTCCAATTACTCAGATTCGCAAAGTAGTTGAATATGCAGTTACCGAGATTCCAGTTGAAAAAATCAATATTGGAATTCCTAATTATGGATACGATTGGCCATTGCCATTTGAAATGGGAGTAACGAAGGCGAAAACGATCGGGAATGTAGAGGCTGTAAGATTAGCAATTGAACAGGGTGTAGACATTATGTATGATGAAGTTGAGCAGTCACCCTTTTTTAGATATTGGCAAGATAGTATTCAACATGAAGTATGGTTTGAAGATGTGCGAAGTTTGCAAGCAA